ATTGATGATGTAGAGATTGAGCTACCTCTTAGCGATGTCTGGGTTTTTGAGAATCCTAAATTAAACGTGACAAGTCAACTAAACCAAATCACAGAATTAATTGATATCAACCTTGATGCGTTAACCGAGAAGTTAGGCAGAGGGAATTCAAAGTTGAGAGGATTCTTAAAACTACCAACTAAAGCAGCAGATGAACATTTGAAGAAACAAGCTAAGAGTCGAGTTGATAGCATGATGGAACTTGCTGAAAATGGTGGCATTGCCTATCTCGAGCAAGGTGAAGAGTTTATGGAATTAAACAAAGATTACTCAACCGCTTCTAAAGAAGAAATGGAGTTTCTGAAATCTCAACTTTATCATGCTCATGGGATTAATGAAAAATTGTTTACTTGTGACTACACAGAAGAACAATATAGAGCTTACTATTCTAGCGTCATGAAATTATATCAACGTGTATTCTCTGAAGAAATTAATAGAAAATATTTCACGAAGACGGCAAGGACACAAGGAAACAAGCTCTTGGTCTTCTTTG